GGGACTTGTATAAGCCGATAAATTAACTATTGATATATCACTCATAAATTTTAAATTCGTTTGTTGTAGCGTTTGCTACATATTGATTTTTATTAACAGTATAATCGTCTTTATTTTGATTTGTACAAAATATTTTATCTTTATAAACTACAAAATCCTGACCGTTAAATTCTGTCATATCAGCAGTCAAAATATCACTATCAACTGTAATAATATTATTATCAGCCGTAAAATTAGATTTTAAAACCGTTAAATTGTAAAAAGTATTTTCTTTTAAATCTAAAACTAAATCACATTTCAAATAATAACCATCAGTTGTAAAAGTAGGATTATATGTTATTGAAACATTTGTAGTTTCATTTCTTAAAACAAGAATATCAGCCGAGTAAATTCTCGGAATAAATTTTATCGTTTGCACCCCACCTTGTTCTTTTAAAATTATCATAATATTTTTTTATAATAATAATTTAAAAGTAAAATTGTTTTAAATTTTATATATTTGTAAAAAAAATGAAAAAATGAAAAAATATTTATTATTTAATTATAGCAATTATTACCCCGGAGGAGGGTTTAATGATTTTGAGGATTCATTTGATACTATTCAAGAAGCGTTTGATTTTTGGGAATATAAAAAACAATACTGCCTATATCAAATAATTGATAAAGATACTTTTGAAATTGTTAAAACAAATGATTAAAAACAAAAAAGGCGCACTAATTAAGTACGCCTTTTTAAAAATAACAAACAAAAAATTAACCAGAAATAATGTTTAACATATCGCCAATATTTGTATAAGACATAAAGTTAGCAGGTTTTAATTCCATACCTTGAAATTCTAATGAATAGCCAGACAAATCACCCATCGCAGCGCCAGTGGTAATGTTTGAAGTTACTAAATCCATTCCTTTTGTCAATCCAGCCATAAAATAATTATTATTTCTATCTTGAACTACTATAATAGGGCGACCATAAGCTAATAAACGCAACTGTTTATGGTCTTGTATCGTTAGCTTTTTTAAATTTAAAGTTAGTTTTTGCTCTACAAATGTACTTCCATTTTCTCTTGAACTTGTAACTGTTTGTTCAAATGTAGAAGTGCCTTTCAATTCGTATTTATAAGCATCTACAAGACTTTCGTTTAAAACATATTGTATCATATCCGAATCATTCCCACTACCATAAATAATAGGCTCTAAACCTTGATAATTGATAAAATAAACAGCAGACAAGCCGCCCAGACTGTCCTTGCATTGTTCTGTTCTCCCAAGTGTTATATCACAAGCCATAATTTTATTTTTTAAAGATTAATTAAGAACCTACAACGATAGAAGCTAATACAGCAGTTGTTAATGTACCTGCTACTGGAACAATAAAGTTAGCTGGTTTAGGCTCCATACCTTGAAATTCCAAGTTATAAGATGAAGCGTCACCCATAGCAGCACCTGTAGTGATTGCAGCAGTTGTCAAATCCATTCCCAAAGTCAAACCTGCCATAAACCAGTTCCCATTATTGTCCTCGATAATTATTTGAGGACGACCATAAGCTAAAAGTTTAATTTGTTTGTGATCAGCAATAGACAATTTTTTTAAATTTAAAGTCAATTTTTGTTCAACAAAAGTAGTTCCGTTATCTCTTGAACTTGTCAAAGTTTGTTCAAAAGATGAAGTACCCTTCAATTCATATTTGTAACCTACTGCAGCTCCCGCAAGCGCAATAATTACATCTTCACTTCCAGCAGTTGATGAATAAGTTACTGCTCCAGCATCACCCCAATTAATGAAGTAAACTGCTTTCAAACCGCCAACTGAATCCTTGCATTGTTCGATTCTTCCGAGGCTAATATCGCACGACATAGTTATATATTTTTAAGATTAGTATTACAAAAAAGGGCAGGTGCTATTACCTACCCTTTAAATTTAGTATTCTGCTATAATTATGCAGTTGGAGTGTAAAGTACGATTTCAGAACCTACACCGTATTGAACCGCTGCAGTAAAACGCATTACAACTCTAACATTTTCAGAACCGTCGATATCAGCCATATCTATAACTTTAACTTCGTTTCCGTCAGCCAATAAACCTGTACCAAAATATAGGTTAGATTTTTGAGCAGCCATCATCCAGTCGTTAGTCATTCCGTTACAAACAAAGATTTTAACACCATCAAAAGAAAGTGATCCGTTGTTGAACCATTGTGTACCTTGTGCGTTTGTACCGTTAGCACCTAATCCACTTGCTCCAAATCCACCCAAAGCACGTACATAATCACGGGCTACAGATTGTGAAACATAAAGATACAAATCTTCTTTACCGTAAAGAGCAGCAGGGATAGCATCAACAAGTTTTCCAAGTTCTCCAATAACATTCGCAGCAGTAACACCACCAGAAACACCAGCTACATCAATAACAGTTGCATCAGCAGTGGCAAGGACTTGGAAACCGTCAAATTCTCCAGCAGTAGCATTTACACCTCTCCAAATGTTTTGCTCTGTTTTTTCAGCTACCTTAGCAACAACGTGAGACAAAAGGAAATCAGCAAAAGCTGGGGGTAAATTGTCAAATCCTGAATATCCCATTTGTACAGCTTCCCAATCAGACTTAAAGTCTTTTTTACAAAGTTGTAGGTTAACTTGGAATTCTTCTGGTGTGATAATTCTTTCAGTTAATGTAACTGTAGAAGTAGCATCAAAATCACAAGTTGCATTTTTAACAATTGAGTCAGTTGCAATTCTTTTTATTACTTCTTTAAATTTAATATTTGGTTTAACTTCGATACCACCATTGGCGATAGTTGAACCTGATAATAACGCAGCAGAAATATATTTTCCTGCAAATTCTCCAGCATAAGTAGTAGTAATACTTGTTGTAGTTGCCATAGTTTAGTTTTTTTTTAGTTAAAAAGTTTTGCCATAACAATGTCTTGAGTTGTTAATTGGCGATTAGGTGAAAATTTATTTAATTTGATTTGTGGCTTAATTTCTGGCGAGTGTGTTAATGGTTCAACAACAACATCAGAACTTAATTCTTGTTTTGCTAATTTCAATTCAGCAATTTCAGTTCTTAGTTTTTCAATTTCAGCAAAGAACATTTCTTTTGAAACTGATTCAACAATTCTTTTAGGAGTAGCTACCGCTTCAGCTTGTGCCTCAACTTCTACTTCTACCTCTGGTGCTTCTTCTTCTACTGCAACCTCTTTGATTTCAGCGATAATACCCTCAACGGTTATAATTAAAAGCATACCGTCTTCTAATTCGTACTCTCCAACTGGCAAAGGAATTTTATCCTCGCCATTAACTATAAAGATGGCTTGATCAGTTTCAAAAGCTTCTGCTTCAATTACCGTAACACCGTCTTTAAGTTTCATTTGAGCGAGTTTTACTTCCATACTCAAAAGAGATTTAATTTGATTTATTACATTCATATTTTTTAGTATTTTTTATATAAATTAATATTATTTATTTTTGTTATAAATTACCCGTTTTGCCTTACCGTTGTTCGCACTCCGTCTACTACCGTAACAGTAGATGTACCTTGCGATACAGTTGAGCCAATTCCTTGTTCTTGCAACTCTCCGTTACAACATTTTTGCGAGTATTTACCATCTTTACATAAACACCCTCTTTTACCGCCATTAGGCGAACTTGTTTTATTTGCCATTTTTTATTTTATTTATTAGTTATATACTCTTATTTCGATTGGAGTGTTTATTAGATTTCCATCTTGTCCAGCTTCAGCAATTGGGTCAAATACAGTAATTATTCCTGTATTTATATCAGTATAGTTAAATGAAAATCTTTGAGCATTTGGAGTTCTTAAATCAAGATTATCTGAAACTGTATTAAATGTTTTATTTTCTGTAAATAATCCTAAACTATTTATATTATAAACTCCAACAGCATTGTAAGTAAACCAAATATTCCCAATAGTATTCTCCAACACTGTTACTACTGGAGCTCCTGTGTTGTATGATACTTGATTAACTCCTGTATTTCCTGTGCCCCATTCAACAACTGAACTTGTAGCAACAAAACTGGTCCCTACATCATTATTAGGTGCACCATTTGGAATAAAATTAGAATTATCATCATTACCTGTTATAGTATATGTAACTCCAATAGTCAATGTATTTGGATCATCATCCCAATTAATAACTTGTATGTTATCCCCACCACTCTGTGTTAATAAAGCTGTATACACTTTATATTTAGATGTAGGAATATTTTTAATTTCATTATTCAAATGAACTTTTAATTCATTGTCAAAAACGTGTAATGTTCCATTTTCAATTTTTATATTAGATTCTGATTCTAATAAATCGGCTTGTACTCTATAAGCAGTGTTTATTATAACTCCCATATTTTAAATATATTTATTGATTTCATTTTTTAAGATAATGTCTTTTATTTTTTCTATTAATTCATTTTCTAAACTCATTTCTAATTTATCAGCAAAATAACCCTCTATTGAAAATCCTTTGACTTTTCCAGTTTTTACAAAATCTGTCCAAATAGTATCGTTGTTTACTTTCATTGTTACCATCCAAGTTCCAACGGGTGCATTTAAACCGTACTTTTTAGATTTGTCCATTTCAGTATCTTCGACGATCCAACTCTCAACTACTGATAAATCTTTAAGTTTTTTATCGTGTTCTAACGTGGCGTTGTTTTGATTGCTATTCATTAAAAATAATTCACTTGCTTTTCGCACCGTATCATCTGAAAAGAAAATATAATATTCATCGTTTCCGTTTCGACGATAAATATTTTTATTAGGTATTAAAGCCGCACCCATTAAAATACGCTTTTCGTCGTCTACTTTTGCGAGTTCTAAATGTTGATTTAAAGCAATAAAATTAGATTCTATTGCAGGAAATTCTACAATTGAAACTGCATCAACTCCAGATAAATCTTCTTTTTCGTCTATAATTAATTCTACTGTTCTCATATTACTATAATTAATTTAATTTAGATTTGTTATAATTATCCCAAAGTGGCGCTTGAAATTATATTCCTATTTAAACTTTGAGCAGTACTTATATCTCCAGCCACAACATAAGTTTTAATAGGTTGTTGTTCTTTTTGTCCTATTGTTTGCGCTAATTGATTTGTCGCACTTGCACCAACTACATTAAATGATGGGGGAGCTGAAGCAACACCACCACCGCCACCACCAATACCTGAACTACTTGGAGCAGTACCACCGCCAGAACCACCACTTGACAATAATTGCCTTGCTCTTGAAATATTACCAATAACAGATGCAGCAGTTGAAGCATAAGACAAAACCCTCGCAACTGTACCAATTCCAGGAACTAAAGGAAATGCTAATTGAGCAGCAACACCCTCGGCATTCGCTAAAGTTGACGCTTTTGAAATTGCAACCGCACTATCAATTCCTATTTGAGTTAATGCAATAGCTTTTGATATAACTTGACCTGCTTTTGTTTTTGCTAATCCAGACGCTTCTAATCCTGCAATTATGTTATTTAAATTTTGTTTTGAATTTGCTATTGCATAATCTTTATTTCTTTGAAATTCTAATTCTTTATCGTCAGTAGCTTTTTTATCTTCTAATTTTTTATCAGCTATTAATTTTTCATCCGCTGTTCTTTTTATGGAAGCGTCAGCATCTTTTGCATAGCTATCCAACATTATTTTTTCAAGATTATCATTATGCTGTTTAGTTAATAATTCAGTATTTAAATTATTAGCTTGATATTTAGTTAGCCATTCTTGATACTCTCTTTCTTCTTTTTGTAATGGAGTTTCTTGTGCTTCTCTTAAAGACCTTTCTTTGTCCATTACCTCTTTAGCTAAAGACATTTCAGCAGCGAGTCTATCCTCTTGTATTTTCTTTAATGCATCAGCTTCTTCTTTCTTTTTTGCTATTGCATCTTGCTTGGCTTTTTCTTGTTGTTCTTTTATTTTTTCATTAGCTGCCTTTCTATTTTCTGCTCTTTTATCAGCTTCTTCTTTTTCAGTTTTAGACATTTCTTTTGTTCCATCATTAAACCTTTTTATAGATTTATCATAATTAGAACTAAAATCATTTACAGAACTTTTAGCATCTTGCCAAGCGCCACTAAAATCACCAGAAATAAGTTTTTTAATTGCACTTCCTAAACTTCCCAAAGATTGAAACACAGCAGTAACGCTTGAATAAACAACTCCAAATGCTTTTGAAACCATTGGCAAAGCACTAACTGATAATTCAACTAACGTATTAAATAAAGGCTCTACTGCTCGAAATACACCGTTAAATAATTTACCTAATCCATTTAATAAAGGTTGTAGTTTTTTCATTGCTACTTCATTATCTTGAAATGCAGCAACTAAACCACCAATTAAAGAAACTATTAAACCAATTCCCGTAGCTTTTAAAGCACCCCCAAAAGATTGCGTTGCTACTTTTGCTCTATTTAAAGAACTACCCAATGCGCCTAATGGTCCACCTGCACTTTCTAAACTATCAATCCAATCAGATGAAGCATTTTTAGAAGATTTAATTTTGTCCTCTAAATCGTCAATTTGATTGTATATCTTTTTAAACTCTTCAGAACCAGCAGCAGTATCTTTTAACTGTCTTTTTAATGCTTTTAAATCAGCAATAGACTCTCCGACGTTTGATTTAACTTCTAATTCTATTGTTTTCTTTTCTGCCATTTCAATTCTCTTTTTAATTGTTTAAATCCTTTTTTTAATGTTGTTGGTCTTTGATATTTACCTTTTGCTATTTCAATCAATTCACTTTGTCCGTAGAACTCGTCTAATGCTAATAAATCTAAAATATGTTTTATCATAATACTCTAAAATCTGTTAATAATTCAAATTGTACTTCTCCTGTTGTTAAATCAATAACCATATTATTAATTAAATATCTTTTATCCCTTATTATAAGCCTATCGTTTAGTTTTAGCGTAGTTAATAATGATGTAGGCAATATTCCACTAACTTTGATTAATCGAGCCTTAGAATCAAATATATTGGTTAAGTAATTTTGATAATAAGTTTGATATAAACTATTACCTATCAATTCATTTGTCAGTGTTGATTCCTGTTCGTTAAAATTTAAACTAAATGTATCTGTACCATTAAAATATTCTTGACCAAATGCCTTATATCTATCGTAACTTGTACCTGGTCCACTTGTTGCAGTAGAAAAATAATAAGTTGTACTTGCCAAACTTGTTAATGATAATGGATTATAATCGTATAAAATTATAGGTTTAGGAGTATATTTTTGTAAATCACTTTTCAAAGCATAACCAACTTGTAATTTGTCTTTTAAATTGCTAAAATTCAAATCTTCAAAAGGTAATTTAATGTTGTATTCTTCTCCATCGTTATTAGTGTTAAATAATAATGATCCGTATTCTACATTGTTTGCACTTTTAAAACCAACATTTACTATTGAATCACTTTTTTCATATTCAAAGTTTATTTTCTTATAAGTTTTAACCCTGTTTAAATTAAAATTATCAGATTTAATATACTTAGTTATATCTCTTATTATTCCATTTTCGTAATAGCTTTCTATCGGCTCTAATGTGTAATTAATTCCGTCGGTTGAATAGCAAGTCAAATTAAACATTTTTAAAATACCGCTAAAAAAATCCTCTATTTTAATATCTGGCATATATGCGTTAATAGGTAGTTTTATATCTGTAACGCTTTGATTTGATGATTTAGTTAATTGTGTTACCAATGGCGACCCTCCACCTTCGTCTAAACTTAAATCTAAAATAGCATCAAAAGTAATAGGAACTAAAGAAGAAATTCTCATAGTGAATAAATCGCCTGAATACATATCTGCTCCTGTGTTAAATAATTGTAATGCACCAGTTGAAACACTATTTTGCGCCACTACTTCAACACCGTTTTTATAAGTATGCACAGTATATGGTATTCCACTTGATGTTAATGTTATGCTTATAGTTGATGTTAATAAATCATAAGGAGTAACACCGTCATATTTAAAAGTTTCGTTTGTTAAATCAACTATAAATCCATCGTTTAAACTTACAGTATCCCAAGTGATTAATGTTTGTGGCGATTTAACAACAAACGTATCAGCATTTTTTAAATATAAATAAGCGTTTTCAAATTTCTCATCAGTTAAAAATGCACCATTAAAATTTATATTCCATTTACTGTCTCTTTCAATCATATCTAAAACAGATTGTAATCTTAAGGCTGGGAATAATTCATTGTATCTAATTGGAGTTGAAGCATTATTAATATTACTAACTCCACTTCCATAAGTCCAATAATTTAATGAACTAATCAAAGGAAACATTACATCGCCACTTGTTGTAGTAGTAGTTACTTTATCTTTTACAATTGTTGCAGTATAATTAAAATCATAATAGGTACTGTTTAAATCTTTTAAAAACAACCCGGCAAATTTATCTTTTAAACTTCCTAACGCTCCAATAAATGTAATACTATAATCTTGTGGTTTACCGTCTTTAATATTGCAACTTTCTAACTGTATTTTACCACTTCTAAACGGTATTGTATCTAATTCGATATAAGCATCAGCCTTAATCAATGTAGTAAAAGAGTTGTCTAAACTATTCTCATACCAATGTTTGAATATTTTATTATTTTGCTTTGAAGCTGGAATAGTAAATGATTGACTAAAGTCAGTAAATGTCTTGGATATATCATTTATGTTTTGAATTGAACTTGTAACACTAATCTTTTCATCATCAAATAAATCAACTCTATTGTAATCTAAAGTTTCCGAATCTTGGATATATATTCCTACTGTTATCATACAACATTGTTTATTAAATTATAAGCATATTCAAACTCAATTTCGTAGTTTATTAATCTGTCTTTCAATGTGTTTTTATAAGTCATTGATTTGTTTTTAATCAAAACTGGTTTGCTATCTAATAATATTGTCTCACTAAATAATAAGTCTTTCAAAATAATATTCATAGATTCATCAACCCATCCAGTATTACATTTTATAAAATCATTTCCGTTTGTATTGAATGCTTTTTTTTGACCTTTCAAATAGTTATAATTATAATCTTGCAATAAGTTGTAAGTAGTATTTTGCATTGTACTACTCTCCTCTTTTGCTTTCATAAAATAAACATTTTCCCAACCACCACTTTTAGAAATGAACGAACATAGACTTGGCGTATATTTACACTCTTCGTCTGCATCAATTACTCTTGACCAAAGTAAAGTACTGTCTCTGTATAAACCAACTGTATAAGGAAACAAAGAATCCCAATATGGTGATTGTAAAAATATCTTTTTGTTAATTGGTGTTGTATCTGCTGGTGTTATATCAATACTGTTAGTCGCAACTCCATCTGTATATTTAACGGTGTAAGTAACTCCAGTAGTTTTCTGCAACAATACATCTACATAAGAACCTAATTGACTTAATGTTTTATTTGGATTTAAAGCATTTATGTTTATTGATGAAGATGCTAAAATAGTTCCATTGGATGCTAAATAAAACTGATTTATAAATGGACTGTAATGTATTATTTGAGTTATTGGCTCATATCCATATGTATTATCTGTATTTAATATTAAATCAGAAGTCAAAGGAATAGCATCAACATTCAAATATGTATTCATTCCATTTGTATATTCCGTATATCCATCAACACAATAATAAACAATATTTGAACCTACTGGTGATTCTACACTTGCAACCGTAGCATATTTTTGCAATGCAACATAACAAAGTAAATTTGTGTTTTCTGTTGCAGTTGTATAGTCTGGATTAATAGGTGTCAAATATTCCAAGATAAAATTACTCACGTTGTAGTAAGTAGCCCTATTTGATGTCGAACTTATATTTTTTGAAAAGGTATAACTTTTTTGTAGTACGTTATCAGTGTTATATATGTTTAATAATAACTTTGTTGAAGTTTGATTTGTCTCATTTATATCAACAATAAATGGACTTCTTGCAAATATTACTTTCGCCATTTTTAGTTATTTTCTAATACGTTAATCCTTGCTGTTAATTCTTGAATAGCTTTAATCATAACTGGCAAAAGATTTGCATATCTTGCTTCTAATCTTTCAGTGTCATTTTCAGAAACTAAATCTAAATTCTCGCCTATTAAAGAATCGTTTTGTAATTCCAATAAATCTTGTGCAATAAATCCAGCAGATTTAATTCCTACCCTACCTTCATCTCTTTGATTCCAAGTGAATGTTACTGGTTTTAATTTATTTATAAATTCTAATCCTTCAGTTATTTCTACTATATCAGTTTTGTCTCTTCCGTCAGATAATGAAGTAATAGTTTGAACATTGCATCTTAAAGCATTGATAGCAGTATTTCCCAAAACAATTTGGTCACCAGCAGATGCTTGAGCATTATATCCTAAACAAGTTGTATTGTTAAAATTAGTATTAAATTGCCCAGCTAAATGACCAACCGCAGTATTAGCACTTCCTAAAGAAGATATCAAAGCAGAATTACCAATAGCCACATTGTCATTTCCAACTAAATTTACTGCCAAAGCACCAGATCCTAATGCAGTGTTATTAACGCCAATTGTATTAGTGGTCAATGTTCCTTTTCCACAAGCAGTATTTCCGTAGCCACTTGTGTTACTATATAAACTTGAAGTTCCAACAGCTGTATTACCAGCGCCACCTTGATTTCTTTCCATCGCATAAGCACCAATAGCAGTGTTTGAAAACCCACCTAAATTGTCTCTCAATGTATTTATTCCAATAGAAGTATTATTGTCTCCAGTTGTATTTGATTGTCCAGCACCAACGCCAACTACGGTATTTGTTGCAATATTACCAGCACCTTTACCAACTTTAACTGAATTAAATGTAGAATCTGATGAAGTTTCAATAGTAATATCCAAACTTGATGCGTTTGCATTTACTTTGCCAAATGCTACATAAAGAGTATCTGCTGAATTGTCGTTTGGAGTTGTTCCCCTGTTTACTTGTGTTAATGCCATTTTTTTTTATTTTAAATTAGTTTTATTTTATATCTTTTAAATTATAATCTACCATTGTTTCAACATCTTGTCCAAATGCTTTCAATAAATCTACATCAATATATTTCTTATATCCCGCTTCAAATGGTTTAGTAAAAAACAAACTTGGTTTTATTCCTTTGTGAAATATTGACCTTGTAATTAAATAAGCTGTTGAATCGTAACTCATAAACCGCCCGGAATTTCTATCCCTAAACTGAAATCCTTTTTGCCTCACCCATTTTTTAATACCTTGCGTTAATCCGCCTTTTTTACCAGTGCCTGATCCAAATTGAAAAGGACTGTTCGGGGCTTTTAAACTTGAAGTCTTACCCTTTACCCCTTTATCAACAAACATTCCGTAATCATCCATTGAAAAGCCTACAATAGAAAAACCTTTATCTGTTACTACTTCACCTTTAATACTATTATATAAACCCTTAGTATTGTTATGCCTTGATTTAGTTAGATTGCTTCTACTTTGTTGTATAACATAATCCCTAAACTTTTTAATAGTCTTTTCTACTTCTAACATATAGTCATCTCGTTTGCTATTACCATATCAAATGTAACCGTAACACCTGCCAATTTATTTTCAAATCTTTCTGTAAAAAATTCAACTGATGGAGTGCCTGAAAGTTCATAGTCGCCACTCATTTCACCACGTCTTAATACTTCTAAAAATCTATTGACTACAATTAACTGAGTATTCAATACATCTTGTTCATTATCGTTTCCTAAAAAAATATCCGTTGTTTGGTCTTTACTTTCGTCTACAATATCCATACATAATATTGAAACATTATAGATCCAAGTTGAACCTTGATAGGTTGCAGAATTTATAATAATGTGGCTTAATGGGAATATAGTTTGTTTATTTAAATCAACTTTAAATATATCGCCAATAGTAACAGTATTTACAAATAAATCTTTGTTTAATTGTGTCTTTATAGCTTGTGTTAATTCGTAATAATGTGAAATCATTTATTTTGCTTTTTAATTAAATCCGCTTCGATTTGTTGTTTTTCTTTTTCAAATGTTAAATAGGTTAAACACTGGTTAATCGGTAATCTTGTAGCGTTGTCAAATTTTCTAAGGTTTCCTTGAGCAATAGCATAGATTGAACTATACCATCCCCACCGTTTGCCGAAGTTTGCTGTTGTAGAATATTCTGCACCTCCTTGTTGTTCTCCAAAAAGTGAATCGTACCTTTCAATAATGCGTTGCCTAAATTGTAAAAAAAAACCGTTGCACCTAAACAAACATCCAAAGGAGCGTGTTTCATTACATCGCTATAAGTTATTGAACCGTTATACTCTTCAATTTCATACGTGCCATTTAAACCATTCTTTTTGATTGGTCTATATAATACTGCCATAGCCTTATGATAATCATTCCAATCGACGATATAAGTGTCCAAATCTGTATACTCGCCAAAGGATATATCTTCTAAATTAGGTATAAACCCAAACTCAACTCCACCGAGTTTAAACCTTTGTATTAATTTATTTTCTTGCGTGAACATCGCACCAATCTTATTGGTAATATCTTGTACATCTTTGTATTTAATCGTGGCAATATCTTTTAAATCTATTCCGCAGAATATCTGTACCATTTTATGCTGCAGGAACTGCTCATCTTCATTGTCTTTTGCTATCTTTAAGAACGCTTGGTATTGCGATAATTTAATTTCAGATAGCTTTGTTGGTATTGTAATCTCTAATTTCATTTGTTTATTTTTTATAATAATAACTATTTGTTGAAATTGTATTAAACAAAAAAAAGCAACCGTTTATGATTGCTCTTTATTAAAATATTCAATCGCTATTAAATACATCTTTTGCATCTTTCTAATCTCGCCAATATTACGGGGTAAATTAATAACTACTTCAACGTTTTTAACTTGGCGAATATAACGCTCTATCTGGTCAATCATTTCTCCGTACGTCATTAGTAGATAAAATAGTTTCCTTTGTTTGGATTTTCTAATTGATAGCCTACTGCATAACGCAAAGCATCTATTAAATGGTTATGATTATCTATTGGCGTGTTTGATTTCTTTTCTAACCAACTGTAATTGTTTAATTCTTTAATTAAATTAATTGATTCAGGCGATACAATCAAATCATAATCTTGTAGCAATGCTATTCCATAAGTTACCGAACCTTGCCCTTTAATAGCTGGTACTATATTTAAACCAGCCGATTGTAATTCTGAAATTAATCTTGGCTCCGCACTATCGGCAACTATTAAACTATCTAAACAATGTTGTTTATTTAAACTGTATATTTGCGAAGTTGTTAATGCTGGTAAATAGAAACGTTCATTTATATAAATTCGTTTATTAGAAGTGTCTATATTACATTCTATTAATGTTGTTGGATCATTACTAAATCCAAAATCTTGACCGAATACAGATTTAGAAACTTGTTCGTATTTGCCAATGATCCAGTTAGTAAATATAACTCCTTCAGCTTTATCTAACCAACCGCCTAATATTTGGTGTTTGTACTTTTCTGGTCGCCTTAGTTTTATATTTTCAATCTGATTTATAAAACTTTCGGATAGGTTTTCGATATTGTCTTTATACGTTGTATGTATGTAAGTAGTATCGCCTTTGATTAAATTACTACCTGATTGTATTCCTTTATCTTCAAAGAATTTCTTATAAATAAAATGTTCTTTTGTTGCTGGGTTTAAAACTAATAAAACTCTATTCTGTATTCCTTTTGTTCTAATACTAAAATCTATCTTTTCAAATATTCCCTCGTCGGTTAGTTCTTCAGCTTCATCAAGTACCCAAGTTGTAACCCCCGCTAATGATTTTAAGTTTGCAGTTTGTGTTCCGCTACTTGTTTTAATACCTTTAAATATGATTTTAGAACCTGTTTTTTTATTTATGATTTCGTCTTTCGTTATATAAAATTCGTGGCTTAAATTAGCTGTTTCAATCTTGTCTATAAATTCTGGAATAATAGAAACGTTTGCAGATGTTAAAGTATATCGTGTAAATAATATTACGTGTCCAACTTCGTAAGTAAGCAAAAGCAAAAAGGAGTTCAAAGAATATGATTTCCCAGAACCCCTGCCACCGGTTATTACAAAATATCTACTATCACTTCCTAATAGATTATACTTTTCATTCAGATTTATTTCCAATTTTAAATATTTCTTTTATATTAAAGTCGTTTACGTTGTGAGTAGCTTCAATAGTTTCTTTTGGTTTGCCGCATCCGTACTCAATTAGTAACTTAGCCGCTGCAATTCTATCACGTGAATTTTCATCGCTATTAATCATAATTGAAGCTAATACTGCAAATGAGTTTTCAATATGTGGACTTGCTAAATCAACTCCTTTTAATTCGTTTTTTACAGATGGTCTACCGCCTTTATTACCAATAGTACCTTTATTTTCTTTTCTCTTATCCATAATCAGTATAAATTAGTTAACTAATCTTTATATTCATTATAAATTTTTCTTAATTCATCAAGTTTACCTTTCCAGCAACTTGCACAAGAACTGATTTGCAATCTAAAATTAAACACATTGAAATAAATATCAGATATTTCTTTTTGTTCGTCTGGTGTTAAAGTGGTTTGCGAAGCATCTAAATACTTTGTTAATTTAGAATAGTCAGTTTCATTCAAACAATTGACTTTTTCATTATAAGGGAATAATTTATTTAGAGTTTCTTTTCTTTGATCGCAGTTACAATCTTTACCAGCAATAAATTTAACTACTGCTTTAATTCCAGTTGCTTCAGTGATAGCTTCGATTGTATCGCCTAATCCTTTTGGTTTTCTACCTCTTGCCATAATTTATAATTTTATATAATCTTGATAATCCTTTTCAAACTTACTGTTCAATATTTCTTTATAGTTTTTTATCGAGTGGAATATAGATATTAAACTGATGTTAGTTTCTTTTGCAATATCCCTCATTGACATATCTGAATCACGATAAAGTTTAAACAGTTTACGATCGTACCAGTGCCAGGTTTCTAATTCTTTATCAATCATTAAACAAATATCATTATAAGCCTCGTGTTCTTCTAAATTAGAATCGTCGAATATTTCCCACTGCTCATCAAAAGATACTTTATTGACTTTTTTCTTTTTATTATAAAATTGATAGTAAAGTGAACGTAACGTAAAAAACATATATCCTTTTCGAACCTTGCCATTTTCATCAATTAGTTTTTTTTCATCGGCATATTTTATCAATGCCATATAACTTTCTTGAACTATATCTTCTGCATAATCTGTCTCACCGAGTTTATAGATAACTTCTACCCATTCTTTGTGATGTTTCGCTACCTGTTCAATCCATTTATAATCTGCCATATTTTAAAAAACCTCCCCAACAGGGTCTCAGTGTATTGAGGAGGTAAAATTAATTAATTATGAAACAGTTACAAATATATAAATTTATTTTAACATCTGATAAAAAATATCATTATAATCAAATTCAAACGAAACAAGCCCTCCTTTTTCATCAAGATATCTAAATGTATGCACCCAATGCCAACGCTCAACCCTATCGATATATTTGCTCGGGAGCTGTAAATTCTTTGCTGTGCCACTTAATCGAAACGGTCTTCCGGTTGGTGAAATTTGAGTTTCAAAGTTTAAATTAATTATTGTATTTTTAATTTTTAATGTATTCATTTTTTATATTTTTTAATTCTTCAAATTTTATTCTAGCATTTAAAGCGTCTTTTTCATTTAAAAAATATCCTAAATGAATAAATTTTTTATTAAAATAAATACCAGATTTCCATTTTTTATAAGTTTTACACCAATGAACACCTGTATATTTGCTACTGCTTTTAATATGTTTTTTATTACAATTTTCTCTATTAGTAACTATTTCTAAATTTTCAACTCTGTTGTCTGTTTTGATAAAATTTTTATGATTTACAACTAAATTCATTCCATTTGGAAAATGATTTAAAAAGGCTTCAGCTACAAGTTGATGAACTTTTTTTGTTTTTTTATTAATACAAACTTTAAAATATCCAGCATTATTAATATCTCCTTTTAAAATTTTTTCTTTTGATATAAAAGGATACTTCCCTCTTAATAAAATTATTCTACTTAAACTTTTAATATTTCCATAATTAGAAACTTGATAATCTTCAAATCCTTTTATTGTTTTCCAAACTTCCATAAATGTAAAAACCACCAAATCAAAAGGTCGTCGTCTTTATCATTGGTGGAATTTTATAATATTGTTATTGTAGCGACGACTCTACTAATACAAATATACAAATAATATTTTATAAAACAAAAAAACATTTATCTTTTTTATCGTAATTTGTGGCGAAGTTTGTCCAGACATAACATTCTATTTTTTTGTTTCTTAATTCGTTTATGCGATACCGCTGTATCTCTGATAATTTCCCGTGCTCTTGTTTGACTTCTACAAAGATTGCACGGTTTTCTTTGACTGCCAACAAATCGGGTATTCCATTCCTGTTGGTCTTAATTAACTTAACTACGAAGTAACCGTTGGCTTCGAGTTGTGTTATTATTTTCTTTTGGATGGCTTGTTCCATAATCTTTTTTAAATAAGTTTAATGTATAATCTTTTTTACCTAAAACCGTTTTATAAATTTTAGATTCAATACCGTCTTTTGAAAAAATCCAAAACAAAGTATTTTCTTTTCGCTCCATAGTTGTCATCCGATCCTTGAACTGGAAGTAAGTAGTTGCCGAAAAATCAATATTCAAAGCTACGATATAATCAGCCTTTTTCAATGATAATCCTTCACGCCCAGAAATGAATTGCAAGGCTATCCATTTATCGGAGTTGTCAAATTCTGCCAAGTCCGTTGTAATCTTGTCTTTCAATACTTCCTGCAGCATATTTAACTCTTCTTTAAATTTATAGAAAATCCCTATTTTATAATCTTTGAAATTTTCTTTGATATACTCGGCTTTTGAATAGTCTAATATTTTACTTGTTCCATCCTCAAATTTACAAGTTCCACTTGAAAGCTGGTGTATTTTTTGCATTAATTTAACGCCCGTGTCGGCAAGGATAACCTGCCCGTCGGTGTTCTTTACGATTAAATTCTTTTTCAATCGTTCAATCACTAAATTAGTGATGGGTTTCATTTCCACTTCTAATATCATTTCATTAACCGTTGAGGTGAACCCTGCCTGAGCTTGTGTGAAAGTAAGCATAAAATATTTAATGCGTCTGTTTATATGTTTAATATCTGCATCGCTGTAATCGTTCACGGTTGCATATCCTAAATGCTTTGTTTTCACATTTACAAAATCTTTCGCCCATTTATAAAAATTAGAATATTCCTTAAAGGGCGAACTGTCGGACAATTGCAAAGAGTGAAACCATTGTGAGTGGCTCTCGGGTGTTGGCGTTCCAGATAGCAATATCATAGGCAAGTGACTGTATTTTGCCCTTGCATCCTTTTGATATTTGCTTTGCTTCGGGTATGCGCTAAAACCGTGGAATTCATCGTAAATAATTAAATCAAAATCTTGGTCCACCTTATGCAAACTTTCTTTATTGATAATCGTTAATTTAAAATCAAATCCAAAATTATCATAATCCCATTGAATAGACGAGAAAGCCTTAATCTTTGTGACAAACAGTACAGACTTCGCCCCGTAATTCTGTGCGGTTTGAAGTGCTGTTAATGTTTTGCCAGTTCTGACTTCCATCGCCAATACAACTATGTTTTTAATCTTTAAGATTTCAGTAGCATCGTTTGAAAGTTTTATTTGATAGTCTCTTAGTTTCATAATTAGAATATTATATCGTCGTTAATATCTTCTTTGCTTTCAAATCCAGATACTGAAAATTTACGAATACCTCCGTTAGTAGTGTCCTCTCTTTTCCATTGTTTGTAATCAAAATACATACCTAACCAACGACCAAACCAACTAATATTCATTTGTCTTGGCACTTCTCGAGTTCCATCAGCATAACTTTGCATTATTTCTTTTGTAGTATAAAAATGGTCTGACTTCCAAAGGTATTCATTCTCGCAAAAATCATAAAAATCCTCGCAAGTATTGGCTATTAATTTTTTAGTTTTACCTGTTTTCAATTCTGAATAAATTAAACCGTGTTTAAAATATTTTTGAATATTTGAAATCATATAAGAAAAAAAACAATCCCATTCGTGTTTATTCCAACCAGTGAAAAATAATTTTCCAAACTCATTAACAGGTTTATATTTTTTTGAATAGTGCCTGTATAGTTCTATTTCTACTTTTCTGGCATCGTGTGAATCACCAACTCCAGAAAGTATATAATTTGAAGTAAACAATATCTTAGGACTTGTTTCAAATGGAATTTCAATAGGTTGCAAATTCTTTTTATTCAAAACTAAATTACCTGTAATAATACTAAATAGAGTTTCAAATTTAAAAGACCTCTCCATATCATCAAAGCAAATTATATTATCGTCTAAATTAATAGTTTGATATGGAAACTGCCCTTTGTTATTAAACTCTTTACCGTTCAAAGTAACCAGCTTCCTGCAGTTCCCAAGCGCTTTTGAAATTAAAGTTTTTCCAGTTCTCCCGCTTGGATTGTCGTTTAATGTTTCATCATAAAACACAATAGCCAAACCTTCATCAGACTTCTTATAATTGTTCAAAAGATAACCAATAGCACACTCAACAATCAAAGAACGTTTTTCGTCTTTATTTGAAACGTTATTTATAAATGTTTCAAAATCTGACTTATCATTTGTAAAAGTAAAATTATGAGGTATTATATTTTTCTGCCAAACAAATCCACCAATATTAATATAGTCGATTATTTCGGTTTTATCTTCAGTGACTTTTAAAACACCGTTTAAAAAAAACAAATAACTTTCTATTTCATTATCTCGAACCATTGATAAATCTTTTGTAGCTAAATGGTTAAGATAGTTTTCAGAAAATTTAGTAGTTGATTTCGCAAAGAAATTATAAACATTCATATCAACCTCAACAACGTGGTTTAAAACAAAGTCTTTTATATGAACTTCGTTTACTTCATTCATTATATTGTTGTAAACCTTTACAAAAGTAAATTCTTTATCATTTAACTGAACTTTGTAAAAACCTCTATTTTCTAAAAATAATTTGAATTTATAATCATTCAATGATAGCTTACCGTTTTTATCAGTATCCCAAAATATTAAAAAATCATCTTCAAAATCAAAGTCTATAATTTCCTCAATATCGCCATCGTTTAATCCTTCTTTGCGAAATTCTTTTTTCGCTTTCTGAACCCCCTTTTTTAAAATTTCGTTAGCTTCCCTAATTTTATTGTCATCCACTAAAACCATAGTGTCAAACTCGTTAGTCAATTTGTAACCTGACTTTATAATATTTTCTAATTCTGAATCATTCAATCCAGCAGAATAGTAATTCTTAAATAAAGACAAAGCCTCGTCTTTTTGCATACCTGCACGGTTTAAACCACACGCTAATTTAAAAAGATTGTTGTTTCTTTCTCCAGCATTTAATGTAAATTTACGATTAAACCATTTTATTATTACATCTACCTTTTTATTAGTATCAATAATTTGAAAATGTTTAGGATAATTTGTTTTTTGTGCTACCTCTGTATATTCTTTCATTAAAACCCATTCTTTTGAGTTTTCATTTATAAATAAATCAGGATCATAACTTTCGTAACAAACTCTCGAAATGTCTTTTGTTCCTAAATCTAATTTTGAATCAAATGTTTCACAAAGAGACTCGTAATACTTTTTATAATTTTGTATATCTTTTGGAACTTTTACAATAGCTTTAACCCCATCACCTGAAGGACTTATAAAAGCAGAGTAAATATACTCATTATCCTGCAAGCTATCACGTAAACAAATAGCATCGTCAAACGTTCCAACATCATCAAAATCTAAACAAGCAAATCCAGAGTGATTTATAATGTTTTTAACAGCTCGTCTTGAAAACTCACCTGAAAAGCAAATAGATTTTAGTTTTGCTTTTTCAATATTACGATCCTTTTTATCTTTAATTAATCTAATAGCATCAATTTTAGATTTGTTTGAACCATCTTTAAAAGAAAATAGTACATCGTTAATTTCTTTGTAGAAAGGATTTTCTACTTCTGTAATTTTTGAAAATATAGTAACCATTAGTTTATGTATTTATAAATATAAAAATCATTTTTTTGCTTAACGAAATCAAAACTCCATTCAAATTCGTCATAAGTGATAATTATATTCTCTGGCGGTTCGTCAAAACAAACTATACATCTTTGTAGTTCATTAAATGCTTTTTTGTGAATTTCTTTTTGAGCATCCTCAAAAGTGGCATCAAAATCAAAATCTGATTTGTTGATAATAAATAATTTCATAAATTAAAAATAAAAAAAAGGGATAAATCCACCAACTGCAACACTGGTTTCATTATCCCTTTTAGATTAATGTTTTCTTAAATGTTGCAGTGGTACAAATATATAAATAAAAACAATACAAAAAACAAAACAGCAAAAAAAAGCATAAAAAAAAATGCCTGCACCTTATTTTATTATACCTAACATATAAAAAAACAGCAAAACAGCATTTTTTTACTTTTCTAACTTAAAAATATTTTTTTATATACTTTTATAAATATATATAAAGATATAGCGTTTTTTTTGTGTTTTACTGTTTTGCTGTTTTAAATAAAAAAACCCACTCGGTCAGGAGTGGGTTTAAGAATGTTGCAGGGAAAATTAGAACGCACTACAACAAACTTATTTAAAATTCTAAATCATCTTCGTCTATTGTGGCCAATACATCTGAATCAATTGCATCAATAACAGGCTCCGCTTTTACAAGATACGCTTTTAAATACGTTTCTAAAATAGCGAAAGCATCGTCTGCCATTGTATTCTCATTTTCTGACAAAGACTTGTCAAACTTAAATTCTGGAGTGTAATACTTGACAGCTCCTTTTTTGCCCTCGATTGCACTTGCAACCGTTACCCATTCCTCTGGAAGTCTTGACCTACCTTTTTGAGTAAAATCACCCCAAGATTGGCAAGAAGCCCCTTTAAGTTGTAAATTAGCCAATGATCCATCCTCGAGCATAATATAAATTGATTTCACATAGTGCGCACCCGCTGCTTTTACTTTTTCTTTAATATCAGAATAAAGACCTTTTGCGATTTCATTCCCTTTAAACGGCTTTACGGTTAACGGCTCTTTACTGATGAATTTCACCTCGTTAGAATAAATCGCCGATTGGCAGGAATCAGACCAACCTTTCACGGTGTGCAACTCATCGAGTGCAAGGAATCGAAAAGGTAAAGGAATTGGAACGTTGACTTTGTTTTCTTTGTCATAAAATGAAAACGCTTTTTCGTTTGATTTCCAGTCAATAAATTTAGTTGCTGGATTGCTTTGTGGTTGTGCAAACGCTTGTTTGCGGTTTGAAGTACTCATAATATTTGTTTTTTATGGCTTCCAATGACGGGGCGGAAGCCTTACCCCTGTTATTATGATTTTGTAAATATAGTTAAAATTTTATTGTCACACTACTTTTACGCGGACTAATTGAAACTTTCGGTACTTGATTTCCATAAGCATCAAAAGTGTCTTGCTTTTGTGCCATTTTCAGCTGTTCAGTCCGTGCGTCTAAATCAGCCTTGATCGTGGACCAGATTTCATCGTCTGCATAATTTACGGTATTGCCACCATTTACGGGCGAAAATTCAACTCCTAAAATAACTTGCTTTTCAGCGTCGATAATGTGACTTCTAAACTTTGCCATCGCACTTGAAACAACTTGCTCCAGACGTGCTAAATTCGCCCCTAACTGCATAATATCACAACTACCATCATCCAGAACGGATTGGATTAGTTGCTCTCCAGTCTTTACAGCATCTTTCTTTGTAAAAGTGCTGTCATACATAGCCGTCATTTCCTCGGCTCTCATCTCAAAAAATTGTAATTTGCTCATAATATTTAGTTTTTTAATTGGTTACAAACTTAAAAAATATATATACACTTTGTATATTATTTAACTTTTTGTTAACATAATCTAAAATCACATTCATAACCCCGGGACAGCATCGCAAAAAGAGTATTACGGTGCATTCCGTTGGCCACTGCACATTGTGTAATATTTTTAAACTTTTCGCCAGTGCTTATTTTCATAACTTCTTTTGTTTTGCCTTTTTTACAATATTGGATTGGATCGGATTTTTCAATCCTTTCAATTTCCGCCCAGTCGTCTTTGTCAAACTTGTTAAATTGTTTCCCCCAAAGTTTATGCCCTTGGTCTTTTCTTAAAATATCGATTGTTTCGTATAGTGATTTCATAGTTTATTTATTTGTTTTTTATAAGGTGGGTTTTTTATTAATAAATCTCTCTCTATTATTTTCAAAATCTTTTCTGGAGTTTTATAAATTATTAATTTTTCAACGGCTTCTGTTAGGTAGTGTTTCATAACCCTTTTTCTTTTTTGTAGATTTCTAATAGTTCTTTATAATCTTTAATAAGGTATAAATAAGAGGTATATTTTTCTACTTTACAAATCATCCAATCTGCAAATCCAATAGCAAACTCATCTGCTATTTCCGCACATTGCTCTTTCGTTTCATCAAGTTCATTTCTGCCTAAATCGTGGCGCATTATCGGACTGTCAAATTTATCTTTTAGTTTCATAATTTTTCAAATATTCGTCGCACACAATACCCTCTCAAAATTGAAACGATAAAGAATACGGCTGTTATAATTAAATTTTGTGTAAACGATACGGGTATTCCCAATATCGGATATAGTACCACCTGAAGCACTATTGAAGTTGCAAGCCCGATGATTGTTTGAACGGTGCTCTCAACTAAAGATTTTTGTTTTGATTGTTTCATTTTTAAAATGGTGTTTTAATTTGTTTAGGCATTAATTCTTTGTACTCTTTTTTAATTTTTTCTTTTATCGCTTCACGAATAAAATGCCCTACATCAACATTGTAAGACTTCATTTTTTTAAGTGTGGCTAATTGTGAATCAGTAATCCTTATAACCTTTGTTTTCGTGTATAGTTTCATAATTGTAATACTTTTATAAGTCTTAGCCAATAGTTACCGGTAATGCTACGTTTACTGGTAATCGATTATTTCTGCTATTAATTCGGCTTTTGTGAAAATCACTTTTCTATCACTTGGATACCATAATTTTGGTAATAGCGAATTAATCTTTTCAAAATCAATATTTGCATCAAGAATTTTTGCTATTCTTTCTTGGTCTTCATCCATATTTTCAGAAAACCTATCTTCATCAAATACTCGTTCTGCAATAGTTTCTCCGTTTAGGAAGCCAATATTTTCTAAATAACATTCGTAGGCTTCAACTGTAAAATCGTCAGTTTGCTCTACTAAAAATTCATATTCAAGATGTTCTGCTATATCTTGAACTTCACTAAAAAATCTGTCGTCAATTGCGTACATAAAATTCTGTTTTAAGAACCGCACTACTGGTAACATATGCTACACAATAGCTGGGTTTCAGGTTAAATTTAAAGTTTGTTTTGCACCTTTTTAATCTGTCATTATCCAAAGTCTGGGTGTGTGCTTGTCCCAGCCATCGTGTAGCATCCGCCGTTACCTGCTATTTAAACTCTACTTTATAAATAACCGAATCTTTATAGGTAATCGGGAATTTCAGCATCTTTAAGCTATGATAAGGAAAATTAAACTCCTCACATAGCTTTTTAAAATTACCTCTTGCAATTGGTTCGCTAAGGGGTTGTATCAGTATTATTATATTTTGTCTTTGCATTTTATTTACAATTTTCACATTGGGTTTTACATCTTTCAATACCTGCTTGAAAATCTAAACAAGGAAATTTATTTATTTTATAAATTCTTATTGTAATTCCAGTATATGTTGTTTTATGAACAACTAATCCATATTCGGATGATATTTTATCAAAGTGTTTTTGAGTTAGATTACAAAGTCTAATTTCTTTTTCATTTAGTAGCTCAAAACCAATTCTTTTTATATAATGGACTTCTTTTATAAAAAGTCCATTATATCTTATTTTTTCTTCTATTTCTTTATAAGTCATAATTTTTAATTTACACCAACCAATGTAGCGATTGCGGCTTTAATAATATATTCTTGTCCTTCTTGTTCTGTTTCAAAGCTGTTATACAATTCAACTATTTTAGCATCTTGCATCATTTCTTTTACTCTGTTTTGTACTGTTTCAATCATTTGAGTTGTCATAATTTCTATTTGTTTATTTCTATGGTGTAAAGATACAACTAATATTTATATAAACAAGAAAAAAAGTAATTATTTTTAAAATATTTCTAAAAAAATAAACAGCAGGTAACAATCACTATACAGCAGTTGCCGAAAGTATGTTACCGCATAGGCAACCGCAGTATAGTTTTAACGTTACATTTCTGGATTAAATTCTTTTCTTAATATCGTGTCTATCTTATGCGAAATTTCACTAAAATAAGTCGATTTCTGAACCGTTGCCGTGTTTGCCACGCTGTTATTCAATTCCTCGCAA